TTCTGTGGTCACCATAAGGAAAGTGAAAATGGATGCTGTGTCAGAGGCGAACGCTTGGCTGGAGACATATGGCCACAGTGATGCAGTACAAATGTCACGAAGCTACCAAGTCAATGCATTGATTATTGATCAGCAAGCTACTAGACAATGGATTAGTGAACGCAAACACGCAAGTAAAGTAGCAGATGAATTGGAGAAAATATTAGAAGAAGGATTGCCATTGCACAGGTTAAATGATCTAAATGTCCATGTGAAATTAGAATCACTATTGAAAGACATACCAAATGATGACTCATACAGTGCTACACCAGTGACAGAAGGACAGGAATACAATATGCATCAAATCAACCAGAGAATAATAGTGTGGCAAGCAAAAGGCATATGCGCCATTTTTGCTCCCATATTCCTTGAAGCTAAAAAGAGATTAAAACAACTAATGGGTGTGAACTATGTGTATGCTGATGGACTGACACCCAATGAGCTCAGTGCCAGGTGCAGGCTGGTGAGTGGCAAATTTGGGTTCCTTGAAAACGATTTGTCTAAGCAAGACAGACAAACTGATGACATGATGCTGGATGTAGAGTTCTGTGTTTATAGGCTTTTAGGTGTGTCAGAGTCCGTATTAACTATGTGGAGAAGTGTACATAAACATTGGCGTTTGAAGGGTCAGTTTTTGCGCGGTGGCTTAAACGCTATGAGAATGACTGGGCAAGCCACCACTGCTTTAGGAAACGTTATTGTCAATATGATATGTCATCGCAGACTCATGCAAAGGATGGGACCATCATGTAAACTGGCCATGTTCTTAGGGGATGACTTCCTCTGCATTAGCTCAGGGATGATTGACAGTACAGAGCTCAAGAGAGAGATCGCAGCTTACTGTAACATGCAGTCAAAAGCTTATTGGTCATGGACTTGCGGCAATTTCTTGCGTATGTGCACATATCGCAACAGCATGGGTTGCGCCGAAATGGGACCTGACTACGTAAGGTTGGAACGTAGATTCGAGGTGACAAATGGTGTGTCAGAATCAACAGATGCCAATACACAAGCGCGATGTCAAAGTTATGCACACATGCTTGGGCCAAACAAGAGGCTCCTAGAAATAGCAGAACAAAAAACATGGTCACTGCCATTACACAGTTGGTATGAGCACACGCAAGTAGTAGAAGCACTGAGCAACCGGTACTTGATGAGCAAAGCTGAAGTCGAATCACATTTAACAAAACTCATTGACATGATCGAGAACCCAACCACATTCATGCATGAGTTCTACATACCCATCTCACAAGTGTATAAAACAAACCAATAGGAAGATTAGTAATAACCTATTGGAAATATTGTTGCTCTGGG